CGCGGCCAACTCCGCCAGCCGGGGCGCCAGCGTCCCCGCCGCGACCATCTCCGCAAAGGCAGCCTCCGCTTTGAGGATGCCCACCTGCATGGATTCGGCTATCCGCCGCACGGCCTCCAGCACCCCCAGCCGCGCATCCCGTACCTCCGCCTGCCAGTCCCGTAAGGGCGCAGCCAAACAAGCCGGCACTTGTGCGGCAGGAGCCGGCCCTGACTGTGAAGCAACCAGCGGCGCGGCCTGATCCAGCACATGCGCCAAGGCCCGCTCCCGTACCGCCGCCGGCAACCCCTCCAGCAGGTACAGCCGTGCGCCGCGCGTGCCGGTGACGTAGGGCCAATCTTCGGCCTGGGCGCGCTTCCAGACGCCTTGCCTGGAGATGCCCAACGCAGCGGCCAGTACGGCTGGGGGGATCGCCTTCATGCCGCCTGCTCCGAGTGCATATCCTCAGGGAGGGCCAGATAGTCCACAGGGCAACCGAGGTCTCTCAAGACAGCCAAGACCTTACGATTGTTCTTGTTGCCGTGAATGGTCCGGGACACCATTTCAGGGGACACGTCAGCGCTTTTTGCAACTACATTAAAGCGAATTGCGTTTTTCAACGCCCATTCCTTGATTTGGAAGGGTTTCCGGCGCAGGCCGGCCCCCTGTCTGGGCATTTCCAGCCGCCGCGCCATGGCCATGGGTTGCTTGCCCGTCATCCCTAGTCCTCCAACACAGCCCGCAGGCGGGCCTTTTTCTTCTTCAGTTGCCGCTCGGTCTCTTCCAGCTCCGCAAGCTGGAGCAAGGCGACCTGTTTGCGATCGATCACCCGCGCCTCCAGGGGAGCCACCAGAGCCTGTAATGGTTCCAGCGTGTGTAAGGCCCGGCAAAATGCCACCAGTCCCCGCGCCGGCACCGGCCGGTCTGTTTCCGTTGGGTTCAGCCACTTGGCCAAAGTCTCGACGGACAACCGCCCGCCGCGCCCGGCCGAGAGCGTAATCCCGTGCTCCCCGGCCGCCTCATTCATCCAGTCAACCACCTGTTCCATACTCAGCCCCGAGGATTCATAAGCCCGCCGCATGGCTGCCTTGATGGACGGATCAACGTCCAACGAGGGAGCGAATAAAGACAGGGGCCGATTCCGATGGGGCATTGTCTGTCCAATATCCGGGTTTTTCCGGGCGTTGTTTCCTGCGACGGCAGGTGGTATTGATCACTGGGGAAACAATTACCCCACAAATGCAAGGTAAAGCTTTTTGATTTACCAGTCAACGCAAAAGGTAGAATTTAAGATTTTTTTGACGAAAGAATCTTTTTTGTAGCGCGATATCCCATAAAATACAGGGTTTGGCTTTGGAAAAACTGCAAGAAAATCAGAATGATTCGAGGTCGTTTGCTTCTCGCTTTGGCCGCCTGCTAGCAGCGACGGGAGCGAACTCCGACTCTGAGTTTGCACGCCTGTTGGGCCTAACTCAGGGCGGGATAAGCTCAGCCAAAAAAAGAGGGCAAATCCCTGCTGCTTGGATCGAACAAGTGTCTGAAAAATATAATGTTTCTGCAGATTGGCTTTTTTTTGGTGATAGAGGTTTGGTTTCAACCCAACCAGCCTCACAACCTGAGCTTGTAATGGTCAAAAAGGTAGTCGCTCGCCTTTGCGCAGGTAACGGCAGCCTGGAAACCTCGGATGACGTTGAGGGGCACCATGCTTTCCGAGCCGATTGGATTTTACGGAAAGGAAACCCTTCGCAAATGGTGTTAATGGATGTTACTGGCGATAGCATGTCACCAGTGATTGAAGATGGTGACACCGTATTAATAGACGAGAGCAAAACCGACGTATTTGCAGGCAGGATTTACGCTGTTGCAATAGATGATGAGATTCTTGTAAAATACATAGACAAAATTCCTGGGAAATATCTCCTCCGGAGCAAGAACAGTGAATATGCTCCAATAGAAATTGATTTAAAAAAAGAGGACCTGCACTTCAGGATTATCGGAAAGGTGCTGTGGTGGTGCAGAGAGGCAAGATAAGTATGCTAATCGTGTTACGAGTCCAGGCTGAACATGATTAAACTTGCCGGATTTCGGTTTACAGTTGGAGCGTAAACCAGATTGTTGAGTCTTAGTGTATCTATTTAATACTAAAGGATAAAATTCACGCGGGCCTTTTGTGCGCCAAGTTGACGATCCGCTAATCAACCGCGCAACGTGTGCGATGACGAAATCAAACCAAGTCAGTTGGTTGCGCTGGTGACGGTGATAAAAGCAATCGCGGCAAGACTTGGCCAGCAGCCCTCAAACCCCAAAAACTGATAAAAGCGCCCCTGCGGCCTTCAGACCCGCCTGGACGCTTCTAACAGCGCGGTTTCCTTCCCACTATATCCCCTCAAATCCCACCATGTCCCGCCTCACTGCCTGATAAAAGCAGCCGCTGCCCTGCAGCTGGCCGCCCTCGTGCGGTGCACGGCTCAGCATCTGGAACAGCGAATCCAGGGCCGTAGGCATGATCACCCAGGGGCAGGAGAGGAAGAAGTCAGCGAGGGACATTTCCTTGCTCCTTCTGCCCTGTCCCGAATGCCGCTCCTGGCCCTGTTCCTGGTGCTGTTCCGGGTGATGTTCCGGGCGCTGTTCCAGACGCTGCTCCAGACGCTGTTCCGGGTGGCGAAACTTCCGGCGCAGGTGGGGCAGCGGCCCGCCTGAGGCTGGAGAGGATCCGTTCCTCCTCTTCACGCTCCGCAACCACCTCCTCAAAGTCCCGCCCGCGTTCCGCCAGGGCTTCGGAGTAGGTCATCAGGTGGTTTTCCAGCGCCTTGGCCGTGGAGGCGACTTCTTTCACGGGGTCGATGTAGCCGCGTTGCGGGCCAATCCATGTGGCATTGGTGTACAGCGGCATGGCGTCGTACAAATCAGGCGCGCCGGCAGGGAGCTGCAACATGCCGGACAGCCAGGCCTCTTCAATGACCATGGCAAAATTCGGATGGCAGTAATGGCGCACAAGCCAGGTGCGATACATCATGTAAATGCGCCACGATTCCAGCAGGGCCGCCCGTGCGCTTGAGTAGTTGACCTTTGAAAAGTCCCTGGCGAGCTCTTCATAGGTAGTTCCCAGGCTGGCCGCCTGGGCGCGCAGGACGAACTCATAGAAGGCGGAAAAGTTTGGGGACGGCTTTGCCGACTCCAGCAGGTGCGGCTTTTCGTTCTTGTTGCCGTACAGGATGGTGCCGGGCTCGACGGTCTGGTAGTAGTTGGGCGCTTCGCCATCCGTCTCTTCCCGCACATAGCCCGGCAGCTGGGCCCCTTCGTCACGGGAGATGAACATGGCCATGGACGCCGTGACCACCTGCGCCAGCAGCTCGTTATCCAGGGAGTCCGAAAGGTGCCTGAACAGCGGCATGCCTGCGCTGAGGATCGATTCCCCCCGCACCTGCTCATCCTCCACATGGCGGAACAGATGAAAGCAGCCAGGGCGATGCCCGATGCGCGCGGGAATGCGCGTGAACTGGGCTGAGGACAAATCGGAGAAGCCAACGCTGGACGATATGGAAGCCTGCGGCGTGGCCAGCCAATACCATTCGGGCGCGCCGTAGCTGCCCAGCTGGACGCCATCCACGATGGAGGGATCAGCTCGCTTGTCCGCGGGAGTGCGCAGCCTTGCAGGGTGCACATCCTGCAAGGCGTGCTGGATGCGGCGTCCGGGCACATCGAGCTGCACGGGCAGGTGCAGCATCTCCCCCAGGCGCAGCATGGTGCGCAATCCCAGCAACTGCATGTCCTCAAAGTGCAGCATGCCGCGCACGTGCGCCTGCCGGGCCCAGTCCGCCCACACGGCTTCGATGTCATTTTGCAATGCAAGGGCCGCGTCCCGCGTGATGCCCAGCCGCTTGGCATTGATCCTCGACTGCGGGCGCAGGCCGGTGCCGACGGCGTTGGTGGCAATGGTGTTGATGCCGGAATTGGCAGCCCAGTCATTGGCCACCAAATCTTCGGCGCGGGCCTGTGAGAGGGCGCGCTCGCCAGCCTGCTGATCCAGGCTCATGGCCTGGGGAGGACGCCAGGCGGACACGGACCCGCGAAAGGCCCCGGCGTTGCGCGACACCCGCACAGGCGAGGGGGCAAGGGGCGCGGGCGGTGGGCTCGTTCTGGTCATCGCCCGCCCCTGTGCTGCCGGGCCACAACACGCACGGGCCCACCGCCGGAGCCGGACGAAAGAGCCTCCACCGCTCTGGCAAAGAAGGTGACCTGCCTGTCAATTTCGAACAGGTCATGACGGGTCAACTGGCGGGAACCAATCTGATAGCTCTTCCCGGTCGCAGCGGCGCGCTTGGCTTCTTTCCAAAGCGCCAGCTCCTGCATTGCTTCCTGGAGGGTATACCCGTTGTACGTGTTCGATCTCATGCCCACGCAATTACACCGGGGCAAATTGCGCGTCGTGGACCTCGTGGACGTCGTGGAACTCGTGGACGATTAATTACGCGTCCTCACCCTCCAGCCGCTCACGCCACCGCAGCAGGAACTTCTCGCAATCCGAACGGAGCACCCTGACGCCGCGGACCTTGCCAGATCGCTGCGCAGGGAGCTCGCCAGCGTTGACCAGGTTATAAAAATGCGACTTGGAGCACTCAAGTATCTTGCAGGCTTGTTTCCAGTTTACCGTGGATTCGGGCATGGCTAGCTCCTGCGCAGTGCGGCAAGGCGTTCTGCCGCGCTGCCGGCTTGAGGCGACTGGAGAGGGCGTGCAGCGGCCTGCTTCGAGACTGGCGACTGCGGATTTGGCGATGCCGTCCTGGGCGCCTGGCGATTGCGAAGCCCCAACTCCCACGCCCCCACCAGGCACATGACTTCGCAGTCCCAGAAGTGATTGGCCCGCTGCTTGGGATTTTCCCAGGTCAGCGTTTCCGGGTTGAACACTTCGGCACACATTTCCCGCGCATATTCCTCAAGCATGCCCGTGGCCTCAGCCGACTTCGACCGCGACGCGGTGTTGGCGTGCAGCCAGAACGTGCCAGGATCCCCCGGTGAGATGCTCAGCTTTTCGGACAAATCGCCCTTGAAGAACGTCGTATCCACCCGGCGCAGCAGAATCCCATTGGGGATTTTGATCTTTTGCCCTTTCGCGTCCGGGAAGAACTCAATGGGCGTGTACGCCACCGGCGTCGCCTGGCTTTGCTTGCCCTGATAGGCCATGGCCCGCGGACGCTTTGCGCACCATGCATACACCTGTTTCGTGCGCCCCGATGCGCCCATGGCGTCTATGACAGCCACCTTCACCCGGTATTCGTTCCCGGCGGCGTCACGGTAGACGCTTTTCCAGAGCAGCTCGTCCAGTGCGGCGAAGGTGGGAGCTGAGCCGGCCTGGATCAGCCAGCTTTCCTCCTCCGGGCCATAGCCGAAGGCGCGGATGACGTACCGGAAGTAGTGCGCCTGGGTGTCGATGCCGGCCACCAGGGCCGCGACGCGCTGAGCTCCGTCTCTCACCCCCGGCACCACCCCGCGCGGCCGGGTGTCGCACAGGGCCAGGATGGCGTCCTCCCGGCGTTCAGCTCGCAGGGCCACCCAGGGTTCGGCCTTGTGCTGGTTCATGAAGTCTTTCAGGTCCTGCAGCCGGCCGCTTTTCTCCCACTTCAGGAAGGCATGGGCGACCTCGGAGAGGGACACAAAATAGGACAGCCAGGACGGGATATGAAAAGCAATTTTCGTGGGGCGCTGCGTTTCCAGATGCGTGAAGAGCTCCAGGCCCGATCCCCGTTCGATCCATTGCCCCCTGCGCACGGCCCGGTCGCGGTCCGCGTCGTCCCATTGCTGCGGGCAGTGGGCGCACTGATAGACCGCCAGATTGTTTTTGAGGACCAGTTCCGGATCCCGCACGTCCGCCGGCCAGCAGATGTTGTCAAACACCATGGCTTGCTGCGCCCCGCAGTGGGGGCAGGCGACGTGCCAGTCAAACCGCGCATGCGCTTCTTCCGAAAACGCCACCCAGATCGGGCCGCGCTCCTCCGTGGGCGTGGATATCTTCAGCACCAGCCTGCGGCCCCGCCAGGTGATCGTCCGCTTCTCTGCAAGGGCTTCGGAGCTGGCTTCCCTCTTTGAGTTCAGATACTTGTCGATTTCATCCAGGATCAGCAGCCGGATCGGGCGGCTCCCCAGCCGGGAGACCGATCCCGACCACCCCAGATAGATGGGCATGTGCCGCAGATTGATCCGGATGCTCGATTCGTCCCCTAAAGCGCCCGTCAGGTGCTTGCGCAGCCGGGGCGAATCCTCGAACATGGGCAGAATGCGATCCTTGGCCACGTCCTTCGCGGTGTCGCGATCCGGGTAGACCACCATCGCCGGGCCAGGGGCATGATCTGCCGAGTGCCCCAGGATGTTGATGGCCATCTCGGTCAGGGCCGTCTGCGGGGCTTTGCAGGCAATGCCCATCTCCACCCCAGGAAACCGCAGGGCGTCCATGAGGCTTGGCAGGTAGGGGGTGAAGGTGTGCTTCCACCTGCCGGGGATGCTGGACAAACGCACCACCCGGTGCCGCTCCGCCCACACGGATGGCGTTTCAGGCCTGCGCCTGCGCAGCACCTGGCGCTCCGATTCGCTGAACCGGAAGGCCGTCCGCAAGCGCCCGCCACAGCGTTGCACCAGATACGGCGGCATCCAGTCAGGCATGGGGCCAGACAACTCGCAGCGCGTTCCGTTATGCGTCTTCATGCTCAGCCTGACCGGCTGCATCTGCCTCTTCGTCCGCATGGATATTCACCTCAAATTCCATTTCACGTGCATACTCATTGCTTGCGGCATCGATGATCCGTTCCAGGGCCTGCACCAGCGCGCGCGCACGCGTGGGCCTGCCACCGACCGACGTCACCAGATCGAGGGCCGCGGCCTCCACTTGCGACTTCAAACCTGCATTGAAGGCCACGGCCCGCGCGGCCAGCTCCTGATCCACCTGCTCCCGCAACACGTACCGGCCTTCCAGCACCGCGGTTTTCCGCTCTTCCCGCCTGGCCACGGCCTCCTTGATGCGTATGTCCGCCTCTTCCTTGCGCCGCTGCCGTTCTTCCGCATCCCTGGTGCGTCCATCAGGCGTTGTTTCCAACGGCAGGGAGGCCGCATACCGATCCACATCGCGCTTCCGGAAGCAGTGTTGCTCCTTTCGGAGGAGGCCCGCTTTAATATCCTCGTACAGTTTTGTTTTCGCGATCTTTCTTCCAGCGTCTTGCAAATACCGCAACACTTCACCGGGATTCTTGAAGTCTTTTGCTGTGGTGTCATGCATTGCTATACCCACTAGGCAATAACACAGCAGTCAGGTTTGCAAGTTTGTTGCGCACTCACAAGCGACAGGATAAACTCAATAATGCATTCTGCATGCCCGCGACACCTCAGGCACTCCTTTTGGTAATACACCCAATGCCACGGGGTTCGCGTCGCAGGGCACGGCATGAGGAGGCCGGCATCATTGCAGCCCTTGCCCGCATAACATGTCTGTAAATACGACAATGGTGGGGCCCCTTCAGGCAATTGCACATCCTCCGGCGGCATGTCCGGAGTCGCGCCCTGCCACCGCCTCGCCTGCCGAGGGCCGTTATTCTGGTGAGGACGCTGCCCCCCTCCCCCAGCAGGCAAACCGCTTGCATAAGCTCCCAGGCTCCCCCCGCCTTGCCCTGCTTCCGTCGCCTGTGCCGGCCCTGGCGATGGCATTGGCGACGACATTGGCGACGGGCCTGCTTCGGGCAGGGCGGCGCGCACCCATGCTGCGAGATTCAGGCCCAGTCCATAGGCCTCGCCAGGGTCTTTCCCGACCGGCACGGGCCAGCGCTGTGCATTGGGATACTGTTTCTGCCACCATGCCCAGCCTTGGGCGCCGGGGCGCTTGCCGTCTTTGTCCGGGGGATCAAAGTCCAAGGCCACCAGGATGAGCGGGGATTGGCGCAGGAATGCGTGGGCCAGGGCATCCGGTTTGCCCAGGTTGGTCAGGGAGGCCATCACGCCAACCTCGCCACCGCAGGCATGGTGCACGGCCATGGCGTCCAGTTCGGCTTCCACAATGACCCACACGGCACGGGCCGGGGCCACACTGGCAGGCGGCAACACCATGGGCGCCTGGCCAGACCCTTCCAGCAGGATGAACTTGCTCTCCCCGACGCGCAGGTCGCCAGCGCGCCGGCGGATGCGCAGTCGGTGCACTTCCTGGCCAGCCCACAAGGGGATGACGACGCCACGCGGCAGCCACAGCGTCTTGCGCACCTTGGTGCCGTCGCTGTTCAGCTTGTCAGGCAGACCAAACGCGGCGCGGGGGCGATACAGGCACGTCCCGCTTTTGTCCTCGCCTTCGAACAGGCCCAGCCGGTATTGTTCCACCGCGGCGCGCGGCAGGCCGCGGCCGGCCAGGAAGTGGAGCGCCGCAGCGCTTTCAAGGATCCGGCCATGCGCCTCGGTGGCCATTTTGGTTGCCTGGGCCCGCCATTTCGCAGACGGCATCTCCCAATGCCGCGGCTCCCATGCGCCGTCAGCACGGGGCTGGCGCAAGAGCCGTATCCGGCGCGCCGGTTTTGACGTGTCGATGCGCAGCTCGCGGCAGGCCCCGGCAAAGTCCAGACCTTCCGCGTACATGAGCAGGTCGATCAAATCGCCGCCCTTGTCGCAGCGCCGGCACCACCAGGTTCCGGTGAGGCCGGCCTGCTGGCAAGCTGCGCCACCCTCCTGATTCGGCCAGGACCGAAAGCGGTCATCCCCACCACAAACCGGGCAGGGGCTGCACCACTCGCCGCCCTTGGCCGCGCTGATACGGCGGGGCTTGGCTCCCTTTGCGCGCAGGTAGTCCAGCAGGAAGTCATGCATGCGTGCGCCCCTCCCAACGCCCCAGGAAGGCGGGCCATGCTCCTGTACCCAACTTACTATTTTTACTATTCTTTATTTCATTTTGGGAGGATGGGAGGGAGTACGATATGTCCATGCAGGCGCGAGAAGACACATATCGCGCCTGCGGGGAGTCGGGCAGAGACGCTCCCAAGCTCCCAAGTCCGCGGCTGGTGCGGGTTTGCGGGCGGGTGGTTCCAGGAAAATGCGGGATAATGGGACGTTGGCCCTGGGGAAGACAGTCATGAGAAAGACAGCCGGGCATGGTCATGACCGCCTCCAGGAGGATCTGTCCTCGTCGTCCTGGGCATCCTGGAATTCGGCCAGCACCCCCGGCCGGATGGTGATTCCCAGGTAGTACATCACACTGGATTTTTTCGTGGGGATGCCCTTGCGGTCCAGGGTCTGCGTCAGTCGCTTTGGTGAATAGGCGTACGCATTGCCGAGGGTCTTCTTGCACCACCAGTTGCATACGGCGGCGAATTCCGATCCAGGCGTCCGGGTCTTCCAATCCATGCCAGACGCCGGCGGCTCCTCCCGTTCACAGCAGTCGTGGAGGAACTGCCCGATGTCATCGAACTGATCCCGTTGCTCGCGTGTATAGGCCGTGACCTTCTCCGGCGGGCACAGTCCATGCTTCAGGTAGTCCAGGCACCCTTCCACCAGCCTGGCCAGGATGCCCGACCGCTCCTCCTCCAGCCGCGCTGCCATGTGCGGATCGCGCTTGCGTTCGTCCGGGGCCTGGGGGTCATCCACAAACCGGATGGGCCAGTGGACGGCATGCAGCCGGGTCCAGAAGGCGTCATCATCCGACTTCATCTTGGGCAGTTCATTGGTGAGGAAGAAGAGCAGATGGGTCTGCTCCCAGGAGGTCATCAGCTTGTCATTGATGCCCCGCGCCGTGATGATGGAGCCGCCGGTCAGGTCCTTCAGCTTGCTCATGGCCATTTTCTGTCCGGCCTCACCCTCGGAGGCAAAGGCGATCCGCGCACCGCGCAGGGCCATGATGTCCGGCTCCGGCTGGGAGCCGGAACGCTGAAAGGTCTGTTGCAGCAGCATGGCCGTGGGGATTTTGATGGTAAGCGCCTTCCCGAGGATCTTGCTCACCACCTTCATCAGGGTGTCCTTGCCATTGCGCCCGCGCGGGCCGTGGAAAATGGCCCAGATGTGATCATCCCTGACCCCTAACAGCCCGTACCCCAGCAGCCGAAGGATGTAGCGGATCAGCTCTTCATCGCCATCAAAACTGGAATGCAGAAACTCCATGAAGGCGGGGCTTGGCGTCTCCAGGCCGGTCCATTCCGTGGGGCAGGCGTTCAGGATGTACTGGTCCGGTTGCCCTGGAGACACCTTGCCGGTGCGCAAGTCGATGACGCCATTCGGGCAAGCCAGCAGATATGGCTGCTTGTCGAGCTCCTCGCCAGTGATGCACAGCGGTTCATCAATGGTGGCAGCGCACTCCAGCAGGTTTTCCCGTCCAGATTTGTCACGCAGCACATTCAACCGCTTGTACACAAGCTTTGCGAGGTCGGACCCTTCTTCGGCCTCCGGGTTTTCAAGCAGGATCCGTTGATACTCCTCGCAAACGCGCTCCACTGCGGCCAGGGAACGGCGGTTGTTGATGTCCTCATCCCAGTAGTGGCCATTCCAGTACAGCCACCTCCCCCACCGCTCCACATACAGGAACTTGCCTCGATGCATGGCGGCGTAGAGGTTCGCATCCCCCACGCGGTTGCCGCGCAGGCAGGTCATCAAAAAGCTCATTGGCAGCTTTTCTTGCTGTTGCCCTGCAACCTTTTCGATGCTCAGGGACTCTTCGTGCACCCGAGCTTCAATTTGCGCGATGATGGCGTCTTTATTCATATTCCCCGAACTCAT